TACCATTTGTAAAATTATATTCACATGCCTTCCAAGGACCTGGTGGTTGGTATATTGAAAACTCTCTGACTTCACTAGGTCAGAAAGACCCAGTATCCGAATACAACACATCTTTGTGGAATAACGGTACAGATGCTGGAAAAGAGTTAGCAAGAAAGCAAAAGCGTAAACTAACTTACATTTCCAACATATATGTTGTGAAGGATCCTGCAAATCCAGATAATGAAGGGAAAGTATTCCTATTCAAGTATGGTAAGAAAATCTTTGATAAACTTACTGCTGCGATGCAACCTGAGTTTGAAGACGAAGAAGCAATCGACCCATTTGATTTCTGGCAGGGTGCTAACTTCAAGTTGAAGGCAAAGAATGTAGCAGGTTACAGAAACTATGATAGTTCTGAGTTCGCTGCACCTAGTCCTATCCTAGATGATGACGATGCTCTTGAAGCATTATGGAAGAAGCAGTTCTCCCTTGCTGAGTTGGTCGCTGCAGATCAGTTCAAGTCATATGAAGAATTGAAGAAGCGTCTTGGTTACGTTCTTGGAAATGCTGCACCTCGTCAAGATGCAGAAGTTGAAGATGAAGTTGAAATCATCGAGAGAGAAAGAGCAGAGCAAGTTGTTACTGCTGCAACCTCATCAAGTTCAGCACCAGTCACTGCTAGTGCAGATGCTGACGAAGAGGACACACTCTCATACTTCGCAAGACTCGCTGAAGAGTGAGATACAATCAACTCTGTCTAACATTGTTAGTCATAGCAGCATATTTAAATTTACTACTTAAGTAAAAATAGACCGTAGAGAAATCTACGGTCTTTTAATTTGGATCTGTATTTCTTGTATTTTCTGTTCTTATAACTCTATTATTAACAAACTGAGAAGATTTACTATAACTCATGATACTTCTCATATCACTCAAAAATAATTCAAGATACTCTGGTCTCAATATGGTTAGATTTCTTTTATCTTCATTTATTTTTGATTCATATTCATAATTAGTAACTCCTCCTACAGGGTTCAAAGTTGCAGTTGATGATGTCGGATCAGGTATTGTGAAATTAGCATCAACCACTTTACCTTTTGGAAGGTATACTTTACCAGAAGAATCTTTTACCTCTGTGGTTACATAATATTTTATTTGATTTAAATCATTTCCATATTTGTTAAGGGAGTATTCATATATTTCTTTACTAGTAAGTGGCCATTCATCTCTGATGTTGACGATACCACCAGTATGAATCACGACCCAATCATATGTTGATGAACCATACAAATCATTAGCAACCTGATCAGGTCTAAATCCATCTCTAATATAATAATTTCTTAAAAATGTAATGTTAGATTTTAAATCGTCACGAAGTTTAACTCTACGGAATAAATTCTTAACTTGTACATACTCATCAGAAGATGATCTTGTCGAAAATGGAGATTGATATTCTATTATAGGTAATTCTCTAAAATAACTCATTAGTATCCAACTCCTCCTACATTATCATAGTCTTCAGCAAATATTGGATTGAGTTCTTTAAATTGCAAATCCATTCTAATGTGTGTTGGAGTTCCGTCATAAAAAGTTGAGTGTGCACCACTTGCAGAGTAATTAACTTTCATATCACTCAAAACTGCTGGTAGGAAACTATTTAAAAATGGGTGCTTATTAGATCCTTTCATGTAGGTAAGTTGAAATACACTAGGTGTTCTAATAAAAACTCCATTGTTAGTTCCTTCTTTTGATGATCTACGAGGTGCCATCTCAGTTTTTAATTTTCTTATAATATTCATGACGGTTAATCCCTCATGGGGATTTCTTGGAAAGAACTGAAACTGAAATGGAAAATTTCTAATTCCAACACCTTGAAATAATAATTCCAAGTTTGGATTTAAAACTTGACCAGTTGATCTTGAAATAAGTTGGTTAACATTTACATTACCACCTAAAGCACCGATAGCGGTTCCTGATAACGCAGTAGCGATTGTAGTCTGTGTGCTTGGGTCTTTAAAAGCATCATTTCCTGCTTGCAAAGTAGCATTAAATGCTCCTTTTAATCTATCCACATTTCCTTGTATGATTTCACTAGCACCAGCTAAACCAACTGCTTCTATAGGATTTAAAGAAGATTCTCCATATTGTACTCCCTGACTATCAGTTATATTTCTAGGCATAGGAAGGCATATTATCGCTTTTATTTTTTTGTTCTTTTCTTCTAATGGATCTTTGAATGCCTGACTATTTGATCCTTCTTTCAGTGCAAAAGTTCCAGTTTTTTCATTTGGTTTAAGATTTGAAATTCCAATCTTTTCTCCTGCATCATTTTTATCTACACTAAACGCTGGTAAATCCAAACCTGGTGCTTGATACTCAGCAATCTCCATCATAAAGTAATCAGTTTCCGAATCGTTTTTTCTTGCTACAGGATATGTGAAGAGTTTTGTTTTATGACCATCTGCCTTATTATTACTTGATGTTTCTTTATCAGTTGACGCAAAAGTATTAGCATCTATACTATCAAACGTAGATGAATCGGTATATTGATTTATTTCGTCTAAATTTACTTCAGCCATTAACTTTTTTAACTATTTAGGAGGTTTCATCTAAAGATCTCTAACTTCATATAATCCACTTTGTATTTCTGGTATATAAGATTCTTGACCACCACCAAAATAATATGTTATATCCTCTTTAGGCACATATCCTTGCACCTCAGTGGAAAGACAAATACGAGGTATCGAGCTTGAAAACCCAGAGTGTCGAAGACCTTCACTAATGTAAATTGTATCACCAGCTTTTAAAGTCACTGGATCTGTTCTTTCTATTGAATATGATACTTCACCTTCAAGACATATTATCAATACATTTCCATAATCTGTATGTTCACCAATACCCTCAGATGCTCCTATGGAACAAAATAACTGAAGATCTGTTAAATCATATTTTGAATATTTTTCTATCACATCTTTAAATTTTGGAGGAAAAGACTCAATGGGTATGTAACCTGACTTTAGAGTTCCATTGACATGTTCATATACTGTTCCAGGCTTATTCTGATGTGTTTTTATTAGTTCTATCGCTTCTTCCCAATACATAATTTTTTAACTATTTAGGTGGTTTCATTTGAAAATTCTGAAATGGTATCAATTCAAGGTCTTTAAGTTCATCAGCAGTAACTTCATACAGTCCACCTTGAACCTCTGGATATGTATATTTTCTGTTTCTACCCCAGTGAAAGTTGTATGCTATAAATCCATACGAAAATACTTCGGTCACTTGAACTAGTGGATTTAAATCAAATCTAATTTCTGGTGTTTTCGCCATGTATCGGAACACATAATAAGAACCTGGTATGGGTACTACAGGACCTTCAGTCAATACACTTTTTACTCTTGTTGCTAATTCATCAGGATTCTTGATTGATACTAGACTATCAGAGATAGGACGAACACGATTTCCAATCGTGTCTTCAGGTCTGTCTTCTTGATACAAACCTTCATCCACTAATTTTTGTCTTAGTCTAAGTAGTGCTTTAGGTGATAGTCGTGTTGCTCTACGTGCCATATTTTATACCTAACTCTTTCTCTGTAAATACTTTAAACTCATATCCACGATCCTTACACCATTCATCTGCTGCTTCCCATTTCGCTTGATTTTTGGCGTACTCATATGCTTCACGTAAGTATCCCTTAGTCTGTCTTTTTGGTTTTGCTGGTGGTTTAGTTTGTCTGTTAGGTTTAATTTCTATAATATATTTCTTGATTGCACCAGTGCTTTCTTTCACTTTAATATAGAAGTCTGGAAAATATCTATGAGGTCTATTATCAATCGGGGAACGATACCAGACATACATTTCTTCACTACCCCATTCAAGTATTCGTTCATTATTATCACAATATACCATGAACTTTCTTTCCCAAAGTGACCTATAAACAATGTTTGTAGGATTACCTTTATACTTTCGTGGGTAAGATGGTTGATATTTACCCTTGTAAGACATCTAAATAATAATAAGACAAGTTTTAGGTATTTAGAGTGGTAAAACCCCGTAGAATATCAGATTTTAAACCTACATTTACAAACTTAGCACAAACATCACATTATCAGTTGATATTTGGTGGATTACCTCTTGGTGTAAGACAACATTTAAATGTTCGTGGAGTTGATTATAGATTTATGACTGAGACCACTGGATTACTTTGTAGTAGTGCAGTGATTCCTGGTAGCACATTAGCAGATACTAAGGTTATAGGAAACTATCAGGGTGTTATAGAAAATATGACTCATGCTCGTATTTTTCCAGATATAGCACTAGAATTTTATGTTGATAGTGAGTACAAAATTATGAAATTTTTTGAGCACTATATTGAATTTGTTGCTGGCGGTTCAAGAGAAGATCAAGCTCAAGAGGATTATTATCATCAAATGGAGTATCCATCTGATTACAAGATGTATCAAACTAAACTATTAAAATTTGATAGAGATTATAAAAATGAAATTCAATTTAATTTTTTTGGTATGTATCCTTATCAAATTGCTAACATCCCAATAAAATATGAAAACTCAAATGTTTTGAAAATGACTGTTAATTTTCATATTGATAGATATTCGTCAGGTAGATCATCAAGTTACGATAAGTATAGAAGAAGAAATAATAATAAAGTTTCTACTGCGAAACCTGCAGGAGCAGCAGCAACAGAAGTTGATTTTAATTCCTCAGTTAACATTGACGAAATGAGTCAATATACCGACTCATCCACGTTTGATAATATAGACGCTAATACTTTTTCATGATAGACTCAGATTAACGTACTATATAATATACAAATTAATAATATATTATGGCTTTACCCAAGATTAGCACCCCAACTTATGAGTTGACGGTTCCATCTACTGGAAAAAATTTAAGATACAGACCATTCCTTGTAAAGGAGGAGAAAATATTAATAATCGCTATGGAGAGTCAATCTGAAAAGCAGATTGCTCAAGCAGTTACTGATGTGTTGTCTAATTGTATTTTAACTAAAGGAGTGGATGTTAATGACCTATCCACATTTGATATAGAATTTTTGTTTCTGAACATTCGTGGTAAGTCTGTTGGTGAAACAGTTGATGTAATGATTACTTGCCCAGATGATGATAAAACGAAAGTGCCTGTGCAGGTTAATTTAGATGATATTAAAGTGATCACAAACGATAATCATACAAGAGATATACCTCTTGATGGTAATTTGACTATGAGAATGAAATATCCTGCTATGGGTGAATTTGTTAAAAACAACTTTAATACTGATATGCAGGTAAATGATACATTTGATTTGGTTATCTCTTGTATCGAACAAGTTTTCAGTGAAGAGGAATCATGGGCAGCATCAGATTGTACTAAGAAAGAATTAAATGAATTTCTTGAGCAACTAGACTCAAATCAGTTCAAGCAAATTGAACAATTTTTTGAGACAATGCCTAAATTATCACATACTATTAAGGTAACAAATCCAAATACAAAGGTTGTAAATAATATAGTTCTTGAGGGATTAAACGCTTTTTTCGGGTAGGTATGGCTCATGAAGACCTTGAGTCATACTTTAAAACAAATTTTGCCTTGATGCAACACCATAAATATAGCTTGACAGAGCTAGAAAATATGATTCCGTGGGAAAGAGACATCTATCTCACTCTTCTTCAACAATATATTGAGGAGGAAAGACTGAAGCAACAACAGGAAAACGGTATCAATGGATGAAGAACAGCAGGAGGAACAACAACAGCAGCAGGGGCAAGAACAACCCATAGCTCCAGCAGCGTTTACTAATTTAAATATTACTCCAGCTCCAAGAAGACCAATATCAACATTCTCATTATTCAATCGTCAAGCACTTGAAAGAGATGAGTCAATTTCTGGTGCAGTAAAAAAGAATCAGATAGCAATAAATTCTATAAATTCAGCACTTGTTAATATTACAGGTCAGGTTGTAAATCTATCAAGATCACTTAATGTTGTTGCTGAAAAATTACAAGAGTCATCAACATTAGAGAAATTAAAGATAGAGCAAGAAAGACGACAACAACAAATGCTTGCGGATCTCAACTCAAGAAGAGGAGTTGAGAATAGTTTAGAGAAAAATATTCAAAGAGCATTGTTTGCTCCGATACAAAGAATAGGTGCAAAAACAAGATTTAGTTTACAAAGGTTAGTTCTTTTCTTTAATACTTTGCTTGGTGGATTCCTTGTAATGAGGGCGATAAAATTAATATCTGCTCTGACTTCAGGAAATAAAGAACAACTAGAAAATATAAAGAGTGGGATACTTAAACAACTTACTGCGGTAGGAGGAATATTTTTAGCAATCAATGGTGGATTAGTACTAGCTTTAAGAAGTATCACTAGATTAGCAGGTTTTTTAACTCAAGTTGCAGTAACAAACTTGTTGATAAGACCAATACAGTTAATATTCCAGATAGCAAGAGGCATAGCAACTGCTATCGCTGGTGGAATGGCTACAGGGGGCACACCACCCATTATACCACCAAATACTAATACCCAAAATAATAAAAATAACAATACTAGAAATAATACTAGAAATAATAATTTAAATAAATTTGCAGTAGGATTTGCTAACCTATCTTTAACAGGTTTAGATATTGCAGGTGGTGAAGATCCAAGTAGAGCGATTGCTGGAGGAACAGGATCATTTGGAACATTTTTATTATTAAACCAAGTTGGTGCTTTTTTATCCAAACAGAAGAGTCCTCGACTCAGAGCGTTAGGATATGGTTTACAATTTACATCACCAATACTTGGTGAATTTTTTGGGAGACCATTAGGAAAACAAGGATTCGATCTTGTTACACAATCTTTAGGTTTACAGTCAATATCTCCAAATCAACAGGGAGATCTTTTTGGTGGAACTATTGATCAAATTAGTAGGAATAATATTAACGTAACAACAGTGCCCACACCCAGTAACATGCCGATGAATGTTGAGGGTAGAGCTGCTTTATTGATGTTTGCACCTCCAAGCAATCCAAATAATCCATATGTTTTGAATTCATTTATTCAATATAACGTATTACCAGTAGTATAATGAGATCAATTATAAACCTAAACAATATTAATAGATCTCTATCTAGTTTAGGTAGATCGGTGCAAGGTGCTATCAAAAGAACGGAAAATATTTCGGATAACATAAAGAAAAGAAATCTAGATAAGAAAGAGTCTATCTCAATGTCTAAAGAATTCTTTGCTAAAAGAAGAGATTTGCAGAGGAGAAGAGAGAAGGAAGAATTACTTGAAGCAGGTGGAGTTTTAGGTGTTTTAAGATCGAGTGGAAGATCAATTCGTAAGACAACCAAAGGATTTTTGGGAAGAATACTAGAATTTATAGGGAAACTAATTCTTGGATGGGCGATTCTTAACTTACCAAGAATTATTAAAATTACTCAAGATGTGATTAAAAGAATGCAAAAATATTTTTCAATATTGACTAATTTTGTAAATGATATAGCAACTTTGTTTACTGATTTTGGTAGTAAAATCACAGAGATTGCAACCACACTATTACCATTTGATTTTGAACAATTTAATGATAAGGTAAAAACATTTATGAATAAAATTAGAAATGCTTTTGATCAACTTGTTCTCAACACCATAAAAACAGTCAAGGTTTTTACCGATAAGAGTGAAAGGCAACTTGCTTATGATATAGGATTAGGTGAATTATATGATAGAATGAATAATAAACAGAGTGATAATCAACAGGGAGATGATACACAAGAGGGTGGAGAAGAAGAGGGTGGTGGTGATGAAGATGTACAAATTGATGAGAAAGAAGAAATAGATAGATTAATACAGGGTGGAATTGAAGCGTTGAAGGAGAAGAGGGGTGGTGAATTAACCAAGGTCGATAAAAGAAAGATACAAGGTAAAGAACCTCTTGAGATTTACAGATATTTGTTGGATCAGGAAATTGGATTGTACATCAATGAAAGGGATGGTGTTATGGGATTCATGTCTCTTGAGGGATATAATTTTGCTGTAAAGAATAATCCTGAACTTCTAAATTTTTTAAAACCAGTGCCAGTATCAGACAATCCATTCGACATGAGTGAATATGAAGCTTCTGGTTTTTCTGATGATAGCAGTATATTTGATGATTTGCGAGAAAGATACTATGATTTTGAGGGAGAAATGTCTGATAAGTTTGATTCTTTTAAAAATTTATTTGACTTCAGTGATCCTAATAAAGGCAAAGTAAATAATATTGAAATTGAAGTTCCTATAGAAGGTGGAAACTCTGAATTTAATTTCTCTGGACTGAATCTGGATTTAGATTTCAGTGGTAATACTAAATATGATGTAGGTAATTTTAAAAATAAAGCACTACAGGACATAAACAATTAAGATGGGAGCAATAAATCCAGCAATATATCAAGAAATGGAAATCTCCGCAGAGACAACTACGGGAGAACCAAAGACTATTGACTTGAAATTAGGTGTTGTAAAATTTAATTACTATGAGGATTTATTTTCACCATGCTTGACTGCACAATTACTTATTGTAAGTGCTGGTGGAGCTGTCCAGACTGATGTAAAAAAGGGTGAGAGTGGTGAGACCATTGAAAACGTTTATAGTGGACTACCAATACGTGGTGGAGAGAGAGTTAAAATAAAAATAAAACCAAATACAGAGAAAAATGTCGCATTAGAATTTGATACACCCGAAAAATATTTTTATGTATCCAACGTATCAAAACAATTCTCTGATGGTTCAAAAGAAATTTTTACATTAGATTTAGTTTCTAGAGAGGCGATAACCAATGAGACATCTAGGGTGGTAAAAAGATATCCTAAAGAAAGTAAGATAAGTGATCATGTAAAAACAATAATTGAAGACAGACTAGCTTCATCAATTAAAGATGAAGATATTGATGAGACAGTGAATAAGTATGGTTTTATAGGAAATCTAAAAAAACCTTTTCATGTGTTAGTTTGGTTAGCTTCTAAATCAAAACCAAAGAAAGGTTTACCAGGATATTTCTTCTATCAGACGAAGGATGGATTTAAATTTAAATCTATAGACACTTTAATAGAAGATGGAAATAAATCTGAAAAAATAACTTATAGAGAAACAAATTATAAACCGTCATCAGTATTATCTGATGTTGCAGATTTTACAATATTGCAGTATAATGTAGTTCAGAACAATGATTTACTTACTAAATTAGCACTCGGACAGTTTTCAAGTCACATCATGGAGTTTGATCCTTTACTAGGAGCATTCACCACCCAAGAGCAAGGTAAATTTACACTAGACAACATAACCAGTGAATCAATAAATTTGGGTGAGACACCAGAGGTTCCAAAATTACTGAATGATGATACCACTCAAAACTTAGGCACTTTACCAAGTAGAATGATAACAATGGTTACTGATCGAGGTGTATTAGATTTTGAACCTGTTACAGATAAAAACTCTGATCCAAAATTATGGCAGAGACAAGCATACATGAGATATCAGTTATTATTCACTCAAGTTTTAAATATGGTTGTCCCTTTAAATACTAATTTATCTGTTGGTAATATAATATTCGTTGAGTTCTTACAATCAAATATGGAGTCAAAGGAGAGAGATAGGCAGCAGAGTGGTAGTTATATGATAAAAGAATTATGTCATCATTTTGATCCTAATCAATCACTTACTTCTATGACCTTAATTAGAGATACGTTCGGGGAGATAAGTCAATAATGGAATCTCCTAATTTTAAAACTAATTTTATAGGTAAAGATGGATTTGTCTGGTGGATTGGGCAGATAGCACCAGAAGAAAATTGGATTGAAAATTTTGGTAATAATGAAAAGGCATGGGGAATGCGATATAAGGTTCGCATCATGGGATATCATCCATATTCTAACGCAGAATTACCAGACAAAGATCTGCCTTGGGCACAGGTATTAACAGCACCAGGTAACTCTGGATCTCAAAATACTGCAGAGACTGTTCGTCTTGCACAAGGAGATGTGGTCGTTGGATTTTTCTTAGATGGACATAATGCACAAGTACCTATGATCATGGGTTCTTTTGCAAATACACCTCAGTGGGATGATTTAAAAGAAAAGTGGGGAGAAAGTGGTGCACCTGCGTCACCATTTGGTGTATTTGGTGGATATAGTGGTGCGATGAAAAAGGAAAATTATGCGATCAATACGGGTAGTTCTAATGATAATACAAGTAGTTCTGCACAAACTAATGATGATATAGATAAAAAGACAGCAGTAGAAACAGGTAAACAAACACTCACTAGCACTACAGGAAAGGAGGTAAATCTTTGTAATAAAGGTCCTGTCGCTGGTATTAAGGATGATGTAAATGACTTAGTAGATAGGATTCAAGGATTCAAGGCAAATATAGATGAGGACATTGAATTTTATCGTGATAAAGTAAAAGATGAAATCGGCAAGTTTACGGAGAGTATCTGTCGAAAATCAAATCAGGTATCGAGTGGAATGATTGATGGTGCTTATGATGAGATTACACCATTAGCACAAACAGGATTAAAAAATTTATATTCTGATGTAGAGTCAAAAGTAACAGCAGCAACACAGAATCCAAAGATTGGTCATGTTGCAGGTGTTGCAGCACAGACATCTATGGTAAATCCACTTAACTCTGCTGAAAAGTTAATTGGTTGCCTAGCAAATAATATCAAAGCAGATATGTGTGGTATGGTAGAAGATATTTTAAATTCCATGGTTGATAATGTTTTTAACGTAACTGATTGTGTAAGTGATCAAGTGGTTGGTGCAATTACAAATGGTATCATAGGTAAGGTGGGTGAAGGTATGAGTGGTGCTCTTGGTGGTTTAGATAAAATATTAGGATATTTTGGTGATGATGGAGGTTTTAATATTGAAAACATACTCAGACAAACTGAAAACACCATAGCAAAAGATTTAGGATTGCAGGGATGTAATGAACCAACTCCAAGAGCAGATTTAGGACCATGTAGATATAAGTTAGGATATGGTCCTGTATCATCAAATGATGCTGACTTAAAAAATATAATGAAGAATGCAAATGCTGCAGATGCTGTTGCTAAAGCTGCTAGATTAACTGGATTTCCTTTAGATGGAATACAAGACATTGCAGGAGCATTAGATATATTTAATTCAGATATGAAAGTACCAGGATTTAAAAGTGCAATAAGTGATTGTTACTCTGGACTTCCCACATTATGCGAACCACCTAAGATAAGAATATTTGGTGGTGGTGGATCTGGTGCTGAGGCAATACCTATTTTTGGTAGTATAGTCGGTGATACAAGATATCGAACAGGAAGTATAATAGACATCAAACTTACTAATCCTGGTAACAATTACACATTCCCACCATTTGTAGAGGTAGTTGATAATTGTAATCAAGGTTACGGTGCTGTAGCACGTTCAATACTTAAAGATGGTAAAGTAGTCAAGATTTACATGGTATCAATTGGTGAAAATTATCCTGTTTCAGATCAATCAGAAGTCGTAATAGTTAATGTTAATATTATAAATCCTGGTAGAAATTATCAGGATGGTGATTCTGTAACAGATAATTTTGGTAATGAATATGATATCACCATTCAAAATGGTGCAATTACAAAGGTTAAACCACTTACATCTATTGCTGTTGATGAACTACCAGAATTGGATATCAACTCGTCAACAGGGTTTGGTGCAATTATAAATCCTGAAATTGATATAAGACCAGATGATGACGGAGAGGTGAAACAAGTTATTGATTGTATAACATAAGATAAATAATTAAAAAATATCTATGGCAGAACGTAAACAGAATTGGTATCAGAGATTTACTAAATGGTTTGGACCGAGTTTATATCTAGAAGCAGGTAGTCCCAAAATGGGATTGGGTGGTCTCAATGCGTTCACTCTCTTCAGTACAACTAAAAGAGGAAGGAAATTTTCTTTAGGTATGAAAGAGAGTGGTTTAGTATCACTAAACGCTGATGCTTCTCTTGAAATAATTGCAGGTGAAGAAAATGATGATGGTGGAGAGGATATTTTGATTCATAGCCGTAATGGTGCGATAGATATCAAGGTTAATAAGAATGGAGATGTTAGAATACATGGATCAAATGTTAGAGTAACAGCAGAGGCAGCCATAGAATTAGATTCAAGGGTTGTACGTTTAAAGGCAGATGATGAAATAAGTTTAGATGCACCTTATATTCATAGTAGAGGTAAAAGAGGTAATCTTGTTCCCAGAAGTTTCCTAGCACAAGCGACGTTTGGATCATTTATAGGAGCAGATGTTTTAGGTGGGTTTGTTGATCAGGCAGCCGATCTTGCAGCAGGTCTTGGTGATCTACCAATTTCTGATTTAGCAAGTCAAGCAAACACTGCACTATCTGGAATACAAGATCAATTACCTGGTATGGAAGATCAACTAAAAAATATTGGTGGTGATTTCGCTAAACAGGCAGAGGAATTTGCAAGTTCAGATGCAGTTACTGGTTTGAGTGATGCTTTAAAAGCGAATTCAGGTGCATTCGCTAACTTTGGAAAAGGATTAGTACCAACAGGATATTGATATGTCAGCAACAGATCCCAATCCTAGTAATAATCCATCAGTAACAGGTCAAGAGTCTTGGTTTAACAAGGATGTTCGTGTCTTTGAGGATCTATATGTTTATGGAAATTTATATTACAATTTTGATGGAACAGATAGCTTAGATCTCGACAATCTCAATGTATCTGGTATCGCAACGTTTAATGATGTTGATATCACAGGCACTCTAGATTTACAAGATTTAACCCTAAGAAATCTTTTCTCAACAGGTATCGCTACGTTTACGAATGCTATTTTACCTGAGATTGATAATCTTCAAGTCGGTTTTCTTACGGTCACTGATAGCTATCAATTTATTAATAATGGAAATGAATA